TGTGCATCATTACCAATATTTGAGTCTGTAATTGCTGCAAATTTCTGTCCTGCATTAACAACAAACCCTAAAAGATTATATAAAGTTACACTTGGCTCTGTAAATGGTAGTGAAAAAAACTGATCTTTAATATTTCCACCTGGTGCATCAACGTCTCTGAACTCTCCAGGTTGAATTGGCTGGTCATCATCTCTAACTCTGATACCTCTAGACTTAAATCCCGCTGGTAAATTTTTTAAAGTACCTGCATCAATCAATTGTCTTAGTGCTTGAGTTGCAGCTCTTGATAAACCACCGATCATATGAGTTAAACCAAAGCCATAAAAACCTAAACCAGGTAAAAATTTGTAATGAACAAAATAATCTATTCTTTGATACGTAATATCGTTAGGTCTATAGTTTCTATAGATAGATAAAATTTCTTGTGAGCCTTCATCTATAGTTACGATGTAAGGTATTTTAATTTTTTTTGCTTTGTCATCAAAGTTTTCAAAATCATCTAGGTTTAAATCTACATGCATTTCAAGAACAGTATGTAAATAATCTGAATCTGTTTTTTTAACACCCTGTAATTCATTTACTTTTGTTTGTACTTGATCAGGTTGAGACATCTGTTGAGGTAAATCTATATCTCGATAGAATCCTGCTGCTTGTTTTTTAACAACATCGTTTTGTGTCATCTTCATGACTTGTGTAATTCTTTCACAATCTTTTAAATCAGATGCATAGTAAGGAACTACTAGATCTTCTGCTGGTATAAACTTAGAACATGGTCTACCTAACATTTCATCGTAATAAACTTTTTTAAATGTTGAACCAGATAGTGGTAAGTAAAATAACATTTGATCCATATCTGTTGTATATTCTTCCATCTCTTCCATAAGAAGATAGTTCATATATTCTTTAACTCTGTCTGCTTGTTGTTCTACCATTGGTGTTTGTAGTCCAACAATTTTTGTTCTTACTGGACCATCAGATGGTATTAATTCTTTGTATGCTTGTGCTTGGAATTGTGTAACAGACTCAGCAAGTAATGGATGAGTTACTCCTGATGCACCTTTAAATGGTTTTGTAACTTCTTGATATTTTGTGCCGAGTAAATCTAATCCTTTAATATAAGCTTCTTCCCATTCTTTTCTTGATAATTTATCTTTTTTATATTCTTGTATTAATTCCATAGCCATTGAGTTGAGTGTTTGGTCACTCATGTCCTCAGCTAGGTTAGCATTAAAATCATCTTGTGGTCTTTCAGGAGCCTCTTCTTCTCCCTCCACCATTACCTCTGGTGGTAGACCCTCAGGTTGTTCTACAACTTCTTCTTCTGTTGGATTATTATTTTCTATAGCCATGGCCTATTGTACCTTATAGGTTTAAACATATCCACTACAAGCCCTCCTCTTGCTTTGTAGGTTTTTTGCGTATATCTCATTAAAGGACCCACCTTAACGGCAAACGCATCAAAATACAAGTTCGGATCATCAGCAAACATTCGTTTATATCCTGATTTTGGATTAGCAACCGCATCCTCATGATATTTGCTATTAATTTTTTTACCTCCCATTTTATCTGGGTATTGAAACTTGTTAGTTGAAATTTTTTTATATGGGAGTTTAGGATCTGATAAAGATATTTTTATAGGCCCTGCTTTTGAATCATAAAATCTTGCTACTCTTTTCATAAGATCTGGCATCACTGCAGTTCCCTTTTTACCTATACCTTTACCAGAAGCATATCCATAAAATCTTTCATTACCCGCTTTATACCCTTGTCTAAAACTTAATTTATCAAAAGGAGCAACGGCAACATAATCAACGCCTTCTCTGGTTGCTTTATTAATTAAATATTTTAACGCATGATCACCATATTGATCTGCCTCTACCATAGGAAAATAATCTGACTTACCAGATGATTGCGTAAATGTTGCTTGTATCTTTCTGTTCACATCTCCTAATTCACTTGATAATCTTCTAACAGCAATCGTATCTCCTTTAGCAACTGCATCATCTATTTGTGCTAATAAATTTGATCTGCTGTTTGATAATAGATTCATTTCTAGATCAGCTTGAAAAGGATTAACTCTTTTTACTCCACCGAGTTGTTCTGCTTTAGATAATGATTTTGCAATTGATTGATTAGCATCAGATTGTATTTCATGTATTAAAAAAGCTTTTTTACCATCTGGTAAAGTTCTTGTGTCATATCTTACATGGTATATTTGGTTTTTACCTGCATCAGAAAAATGACCAGCATCTCTTCTTAGTTGTTGATTACCAGGAATATCTTCATCTAATTTAAATACTGTTTCTCTATAATTTTTACCACCTTGTAATGTGTAATTAGTTTCGTTCTGATAAAAAACTTTATTATTTTTTAAAATCGCTTGATCAGCATCTATCTTACCAATTATTTTATTAACTTCTTTCAATTGATCGCTTCCTGGTGCTCTAGTGCTTCTAAATCTTGCTAAGGCTTTGACTGTTTCTCTTGTTGCCTCTTGAATTGAACTATTTGAAGTAGCGGTTTTCAATCCTGATAAATAATAAATGGCATCGTCAAGATCACTTTTACCTGCATCAGTAACTAATTTATTTTTTAATGCATTTATTTGATCAGCAGAATCTTGAATTCTTTTAGCAACTTCATCTACATTAGCACCACCAAACTCCACTGGTTTTAATCTATTAATAGGATTTAATTTAATCATGGCACCTATTTCATTACCATCTAACTTCAAACCAAATTTTTTAGCAGCAAATAATAAACCACCTGTCAAATCACCAGCTTCGTTGAATATGGCAAGGTTAGTATCAAATAATTCTTCTTTACTTACTGTAGCTTCTTTACCTGCAAATGGTCCTCTATCATATCTAAATTTTTTTGTACCTCTTACAAATTTACTAGCGGGTTTACCAAAAACTTTAAAATTTTCTTTTCGTGTTGTTGTTAGATGATCAATCCATTCATCAGCAGAATATTTACCGGGTCCTTTTCTCATGACCCAATCATATGTTGAAGATCCAAAAGCAGGAGCGGTGTCATCTCCCATATGTAATGCTTTTGTTTTTTTAAGAACAACAGGTGGATTAGCCATTTCTTTTTTAGCCAACTCAAGACCTGTATCTTTGGTTTTACCCTCGTAAGTAATTAACTTTTGTTGTTGTCCGGTAGCCGGTGTTGCTGATTCTTTTTTGCCTTTAAGAATTCGCTTCCCTAATTGAAATAAACTTTTAAGGGACATTTATCCCCCTAATATAATTTGGTTGGTTTGTTCCTACCTAGTTTGCATTTTACTTTTACAGACTTACCTGATTTATAACCCATAGGTTTCATCATCATGCCACCACCCATTAATTTTTTTTCTGACTTCTTATTTTTTTTATAGGCTAACATTGTTTCTGAGGCAGCTCTTCTTTCAGCTCTATTAACTCCCGCATCAAAATCTTTTGAATGTAATTGTGTTTCTTTTGAAGTAGCATATTTTTTTAATTTTTTATCCGCCATTTTTCCATAAACATCACCGCCTATTGAGTATTTTTTCATCATGCCACCACCCATTTTACCTTGAGCCTTAAGTCTTTCAGTAGCAGCAGCTAAACCACCACCCATTTTTTTCTTAATGTAGGGACTAATAGAACCTTCTACATCTCCTTTCATCTCTTTTTCTTTTTTCTTTTCTTTAATTTTATCCATTAATTTTTTTGCTCCTATTGCTGTTGCAGCCACTGCTGCTCCAACTGCACCTAATCTACCTGCCTTACCAACAACTTGTTTTATTCCCATTAATTTTTTTCTTCTTTTTAAAAAATCATCACCTTTTTTTGTTGAGTTTCCATTACTTGTTGTTCCAGAACCTTTACCACCAGCTGATGGACTTACAGAACTAATCGGTTTTGTAGGATCTTTTTTCAAAGGAACAAGTCTTCCTACTCTAGCTTTCATGATTTTGCCACCCATTCTTTTACCAAGAATTTCTTTTTTCTTTTTTGCAATTTTAGCCGCTGCACCAATACCCGTCATACCTGCTAAATCTTTTACAGAATCTTTATTCTTATCAAGCATTTTTTTAACACCAAGACCTAAAGCTATTGCACCAAGTGCAGCTTTCATTGGTTTGCCTGGTTTCATTTTTTCATCTTGTAAACCCTTACCTCTGCCTTTTGCTTTTTCTGCTTTTAAGATTTTAAAATCTTGTGC